TTCTTTATGCCCACAAGCGGTAAAAACTTCATCTAAGATTTTGATAACATCTTTTTCAACTCTATAATTAATCTGACTTTTAAATCTATCTACAATCTTATCTGATGATTTTATAGTTCTTGTTAAAATAGCTTTGTAATATCTATTTAGAACCATACCATCTTTATCCCAAAGTTCTCTATTAATTTTCAAGTATTTATTAATTAAGTACATCAATGTAATACCTTGCATATCTCCATCTTTGTGAGTAATTCTTATCTTTTGCATGATTTACTCCTTTAACAAATAACCCAAATATTCATAAGCTTTCTTATAATCTTCTATTCCATTTTTCTTTCTAGCTCTCATAACATATTTGAGAATATTTCCAACACAAACAGCTTCTTTTCCTTTCATATCTTTTGTAACTTCAAAAATAATATCTTTTACTTCAATCCCTAAATCACTAAGCATATAATGTTTTGGTGATTTTACATTATCTACTTCAGAAGTTTCAACAGTTTCTTGAGTCCCGTTTTCAATAATTTTTAATATTCTATTTTTAAGTTTTTCACTAGGTTCAACTTTTTCAGATTCTAGATGTGATAAATAAGGTTGTGTCACATCAATTTTTTCAGCAAATTCCTTTTGATCCATATTATTATTTACTCTATATTCTTTTACTCTTTTTCCTAAACTCATTTTTTATCCTCCTAAACATGCTTTTAACATCATATAAGCATCTGCAACATCATCACTATCTGCTACTTTTCCTGTGAATTCATTGAATTTATTCATCATAAATTCTTTTTGCTCTTTTCTCTCAAGTGGTAAATTATCAAATTTATTTTTCCAAAACACTGCTGGGATCAATAATAAACCTATATTTAATTTTTTTAGATTATATGTAAGCATTCCTCTTATCTCAGATAAAATAGAAATTATACTAGAATTCAATCCTAAATATGTATCTTCAACAATAACTAGATCTATTGCTGCACCTTTTATCTTTTTTGAAGTTTCCAATACTTTTACTATTTCATTAATAATTAAATATCCTCTTTCTCTAAAATCTTCTAGATCAGCTTTTATAGTTTTCCATCTTACAATTTTCCCTTTACAAGAATAAGCAATGCCTACTGATCTAGTAGCTAAATCGATACTCAAAACATTTATATTTTTGATATTAGAAGGGATAGAAACTTGATTTTTAGGTTGCTTCACTAATCTATTTCTCTCTTTTAATTTTAGTTCAGTTTGAATTCTCTTCATTTTCTTTCTTTGAACTATATCGATACAGGTTCCTTTTCTAATTTGATTGAGAGTAGCCATCTGAATATTCTTAGTTTCAATAAACTCAATATCATAGCAGTAATTAGTTTTTTCTTTAAACAGATACTTAATAACATAAAATTCTTCATCGTTTTTATTTTTAAATCTTTTATCTACTATCTCATTAACATCTATCTTCTTCCCCATATTTTTACTCCGTTTTTATTTATATAATGCTTCTTCATTTTTTCTATAAATCTTATATAAATTCCTTAAATACTCCTGTGCTTGTGGTTTTAAGTGTTCAAAATGCCATTTATGTTTTTTTACTAAATTTAGTAATTCTTGAGAAGAATTTGCAGATAAACACATATACCAGAACTCTATTATTTGCATTTTCACTCCTTTTTATTTTAATATACCTATTTAGTATAATTTATTTTTTTCTTTTAATACCAATACTTGTATTTTTATTTAATATAATTGTTTATTTTTTTAGTATAAACAGGTAACCGTTTTAAATATCCATTTTATCAAAAGAGTAACTTGTTTTTAAAAAAGTAACTTTTAAGGTAGCCTTAACAAAGCTAGATTTTACCCACAAAGTAACCCGGTAGCCCTACTTTTTTACTTTTCCTCGCGTAAGAGGGGTATATATTAATTTTTAACTATATATATATAAATATATGTCTCTATTTTTCATTTTTTTTGGTTACCGGGTTACTATTCCCATTTCTTCTATATTTGAAGTGGTTACCTGCAAGGTTACTCGTGGTTACTAAGGTTACTATTCCCATTTTTTCACACTTTACTTAACTATTTTAAACCTAACAATTTTACAATTTTTAGTTTCTTGGCTAAAAGGATCTATTTTTATTTTCTTTTGCTCGTTGGTTGAAATAATGAATTCTTCTTCTATTAGCTGCTTTCTTAAAGTATTCATATCTAACAATTCAAGAGTTGAATTAGTTTTTCTTTTTTGCTCATCAATAGCTGTATAAAGAAGTTGAAATCTAGCCCAATGTTCATTATGAGTTGATACATAAAAACTTTCTAAGTTATCTATTCCCGCATCTTCCACTAATTTTAAAAGTTCAATAAAGTTATCTGTTGTTGTATACTCTTTTGAGAAATCTGTATTTAAGAAACTTACAAAATTAGTTATGATATTCATATCTATCTTTAAAACTCTTGAGAGAGCTTTTAAACCTTTTAGCAAACAATTTAGATTATATAGTTGCCTTTCATCTTTTACTTTATTTAAAATGGTACTGTCAGTAACTATAACACCATTTTCAAGTCTATCTATCAAAGCAGCTTTTCCAAGTTTTTCTAAAATATCAGTATTTTTAAGTTTCTTATAAATTTCAAAATCCCCTTTGTTCTTCTTCGTAAGACTTGTACTTATCATTCTATTTTGAATACTTACATCACTTAATTTCGTTTCTCCTGATATAATAAGTGGAGTACACAAATGAAACTCTGCTAACTTATTTGTTGTATTTCCTTGATTTATAATTTTGTTATCATAAACAGATCTAATTGTTGAGTACAAATCGTTCATTTTTTCTAGTTGAAATTTACCTGTTATCTTAACTTCGTCTATAGCCCAAGGAGTAATATTTGAGCAGCTACTAAAGCTTCTTATTTGATGATTAGATAGAGTGGATAAACTTTTTATATTTTCCCTTCCACCAAATAAAATTCTTGAAATAAACTCAACATATTCAGTTTTTCCTATACTCGTTGTCCCAGAAACTTCTAGGATAGGATAAGTTCCTTGAGTATGAAATCTACCTAATGCCCAGCAGATTCCTAACAAAGATTGATTTATATCACTTCTCATATAAATCAAATTCTTTTCAAGCCATTCTTTATCTTCTGTTGTTAGAGCTCCTATTTCAGAAATTTTTGTAATTTTTAAATCTCTTTTATCACATACAACATCTGAATCTTCATCATAGTATTTATTATTTCTTATTCCATAATATTCTATTTCCTCGATGTACTTTTCCTGGTTCTCTTCTTTTAGCCAATCAATAAACTTTGGAATTGTTGAAGGACTAGCTAAATACACTCCCATAGCTTCAGCAATTCCTTTTATAGATAAAAGATCAGATATTCTAGCTTTGAATTTTCTTTCTCTTCCATTATTTATAGCTTTTCCTATTAAAAAATTTTCAGAAAAGGCTTCTACATCAACTGAGAAATTACTAACTCTAACAGTTTCTTCTCCACCATAATAGTTGTATCCACCATCATCAATTTTGAAATTTCTAAATCCTGTTTTTATTTGACTACATGATTCTAAGAGATATTTATATACCTTATCTTTTCCATTTTTTACTAGAACTTCATTTACATCTTTTTTCTTATAGAAATAAGTCTTATAAAGTGGAATTAATAAATCTCTTAATTCATGAACAATTCTTTTTCTTGCTTCTACTCCAGCTTCATCATCATCTGTTGCAATTATGATTTTTTGAAATTTACTAAGCCAATTTTTTTGCATTTTGATACATTTAATATTTGTAGCTCCAGAAGGCAATGAAACAGTGTTTTCTACTCCAGCTTCTAAAGCACTAAGTAAATCTATTTCACCTTCAACAATGACTAAATAATCAAAATCTGTTATATTTTGCCAATTTAAAAGATAGTCTAAGCAACTACCTTTCTCACTCCATAACTTTTTATCTAAACTTCTATATTTAACTCCAACAACGGTTTCTCCATTAGTAACAGGTATCATCATACTTTCATGAGAACCCATTCTATAGAGTCTATTAATATTATCTTCGTTTTCTATGCCTCTACTTTTTAGATATTCAAGCCATTTTTTATTTAATTTTTTTGAGTTATATATTAAAGAAGAAAAATCATAAATTCTCTTTTCTTCTGTTTTTTCTTCTGATCCACTAATATTTAACTCTTTTTGTATCTCTGGAAATTCACTTATATGTCCGCTTTTCCCAGTTGAGTGGCACATGTACTTTCCACTATTCACATTTACAGAAAAACAAGGATTATCTTTTTTAACTTTTTGGCAGACTGGACAGTAATCCAGTCTTGCCTCATCTCCATAATGCTTTATTTTCATTTTGATTCCCCTCCATTAAAACGGGAATTCTTCAGGTAATTCCTCATTCTTTTCTTCTGTTTTTTCTTCAGTATGATTATTACTTGGTTTCTCAATAGGAGCAGCACTTTCAAATTTCTTTCTGAATCTTTCATAAATTTCAGGATTCTTTTTATTTTGAATTTCATCAGCAGTTTTCTTACTTTTAATATCATAATATCCTATGATGTTATATCTTAAATACTCTCCATTTAAACTAACTTCTACTATCACACCAATTTTTTTATCTGCAAGAGCTGGAATAAAAACTTTGTTTGGACTTTCTACTGGAACCAGGTCCTTATTTTTTAACTTACATAAATAAGTTAATTTATTTAATTTCTTTCTAGCATATTCATTTTCAGTTCCATCAGCTTTTATAAAAAATTCTACTGGATAAAAATATTGTTCTTCATCAGTTTTTAAAACTAATTTAAGCCCTTTAGATTGAGAACCGTTTTTACCACTTATTATTAATGCTTCCTCAATAGTACAGTTGTACACTCCACTTTTATCAACTACTCCACTCTTTTCTTTAGTTTCTTCTCTTAAATCTTCCTCGTTTTCTGTCCATAAATTCATTATATTTATTTCCTCCTATTATTAATTAAAATATTCATTTGATTTTTGTATTACATAATTTAAGTCGTTTGGAATTCTTAATTCATCAAACATCCCTTTTGGACTTTTACAAGTATCATTACCATTGTTTTGGGTTCTAAAATAATAAACACCATCTTCAATTTCTGTTGCTAAAACTATTGTAAATCTACCTTCTAATCCAACCTTATCATCAATTAATTTACCTATAGTCTTTGCTTTTTTTCTTCCATCATCTGTAACTTCTATATGTTGTAAAAAGATTACATTTATGTCTTCTCTCATAGAATTAGCTTTATCGACTAAGTTATAGAAGTTTTGTCCTATCTCAGTAAATTTTTCATAACCTTTTTCTTTAGCTCTTCTCATAAATTCATTTGCCATGATATATTGAGAATCATCTATGATAATATTTTTAATTTCTTTTTCTTTATCTAAAGTACTTAAGATTTTCATAATTATTTCAGGTTTATCACTTATAAATCTATTACCTTTTGGATTTTCTTTACTTCTTAAAGAATATCTTTTTTTAAAACTTTTGAATGGTAAAGGTTTATCAACAGCTTGAATAATAAAAGTTTCCTTTTCATTTAAATTCTCAATGCTTGTAGATTTTCCTGTTCCACTTTCTCCAAGAACCATTATCATATTTGCCATATTCCACTCCTTACTTTATATTTAAACTATTCTTTTCTACTATATTTGCACCTTGAACATTTTCTCCAGCTTCAATAGCTTTTTTAATTTCAGTTTTTGAGATTTTTTCTTTTGTTTCTATCTCAATAAACTTTTTATCTATTAAGCTTTCATCATAGATATTTACTGACTTTGATTTTCTTAAAGTTAAATTTCCAAGTTCAGTTTCTATTTTAGTAATTCCCATCATTTCCATATTTCTAACTATGTATTCTTTTCTACTATTTATTTGATTAGAAATAGATTTTTTAAAAGCTTGAAGTCTTTTTATTTCTTCATCAACTCCATTTAACATTGCTTCAGAGTTTTTAAAAGATTTAATTATACCTGCACCTTTTGTTTGTAATTGTATTTGAAGTTCTTGCTCTAAAATATCAATCACACCATCATCTTTAACTTCTCCAGTTTCTTCATCTATGCAGCTTAAAAACAATTCATCTAAAGCTCTCATTTCACTTGTTATTTCATATAATTTCATTATTCTTCCTCCCATTCTAAATCGTTATAAGCATATCTAATTGCTCTATCTATTATTTCTTGTCTTGATAAACCACTTTCTTCAACCATTTCATCAATATACTCAAGAGTTGAATATCTAACTCTTACTACCTCAGTAAGTCTTCCACTTACTCTTATTTCTTTTTTCTTTGGTAATGTAAACATACTCTCTAGCTCCTCTCCTTATTCCATCATCGATAAAGGCATAACGATATAGTCAACCTTATCTTTACTAAACTTAACAGCACATTTATTATTTTTTCCTAATGCTAAATCAAACTTACTATTTTTAGTCCATTTAAACCACAAATCTAAGTATTTACAATCAAGATCAGTTACTAAACTAGTTCTATCTTTCTCTAGCTCTAATATTTCTAAAACTAACTTAGAATCTTCATTTGGATAAGCTTCAACTATTACTTTTCCATTTTCAAACTTAAAGTATTTTTTGTAACGCTCTTGTCCAGCTGGAGTTTTTAACATCTTCCAAACTACGTTTTCAGCAAAATTAATTGATGGAAATGCTTCAGTATAAGTTCCATAGTCTAACCCTTCTCTAACTGTAGCAATGTTTAGTACTCTTATATCTTTCATCGGCTCATATTCAGTTACTTCAATACCTACTTGAATTGCAAGTTTTCCATCTTTAAGTACTGCTAAAGATTTTGCTTTTTTCAACACATCAAGCACATCATACATAAGAGGAGTAGCTGTATTGGTTCCAGGTAATTCTTCATTTTCATCTTTCACTGTCAAGAGTTTATAAGTATCAGTAAACCCTGCATATTTACCACAAACTATCAATCCTTTAAGTTCTCCAGACTTTGCAATACCTGCAAAATGATTTAAAACTTTTATATCATCTTCTCTCAAAACTAGAACTTGCTTTCCCATGTTTTTAGAATTGTACTCATTTATATTCATTTCTTCTCCTTCCTCTTGAATTTTTATAAAATTTGAGATATAATCTAAGTAAAATATTACCCAGATATTTTCTCTTAAACATCTGTACAACTTTGGTTGGGAGTAGCAGATGTTTTTTCTTTTTTATATGCTACTAAAATCAATGCTAATACTATTGCTAATTTCTTCATAACTCTTCTCCTTTATGTTTATCAAACCATTCAGGAAGTTTTTCTTTAATCACAAGATGCTTCACTCCAATTTTTATGTAAGGAAAATCTGAGTATTCTCTTGCTATTTGTTTTAATTTTGCTAAACCAATTCCTGTGATTTTTGCTGTTTCTGGCATTGTTAACATCATCTTTTCTTCCATAATTCCTCCTTTTTAATTATTTAATTTGATTAATTGTTCTATTATGTTCAAGCATTCGTTTTCTACGAATGTTAAGTTATTCATTGGCTCACTATCAAAATGAGCAGTGTCAAAACCTATATAATAAATACCATCTTCAAATCTGTATCCGCTGTAAGTTAATCCACCATGACAAACTATGTTATCAATATCATCATAGTGTTGTTCAAAGTAGATATGATTTTTTGGTACTTCTACATAACCGCAATACCAGTCATATAAAACATCATCTGTTCGAGTAATTACATAACTAGACCCTTTAAAAATTCCAACTTTCATAATTTCAAAACTCATTTATTATCCTCCTTTTTAAAACAGATCCTCAAAATCATAAAGTTCTATGTATTTTCCATAAAGTTTATAAATTGTGTTGATTAACCATTTTACTTTGTATTTAACTACATCTTTAAAAGATGTTCTTGCAAAAGTTTTATCTTCATTGATTTTCATTGCTAACCTCCATCTTTTTATAAGCTTCCATTACTGCTACTACATCTTTTAATTTTGCAGTAGCAGGAAACGGTATTATTTTTATTAATCTTAAAAATTCATTTCTATGTACTCCCATTTTCATATCCTCCCTTAATTTTTTAATGTTTTGGATGTCCCATACCCTTAAAAATCTTTTCTAATTGTTTCATAGCTTCATTAGCTTTTGGATGATTAGATTTTTCTAAAATTTCTTTTGTTTCGTAATACCATTTTTGCCCAGCTTCAATTACTGCATAATGGCTGTAATCGATTCCTAATAGATTTAATTGAACTTTCCCATCTAGCTCTACTAGAGCAAATATAATTTTTGCTTCCTGATTTTTAAAATATAAATCTTCCATTTTTCCTTCCTTTCTTTTGTGCTATAATCATCTCTAAGGAGGTGATTATTGTGAAAAAAGATATTGATTTTGATAAAATTGCCAAAGAAAGTCTTGAAGAAGCTAAGTCAATTATAAAACCTGGAAATAGTACTTCTGAATTGGTTGAGATTATAATGACTATTGCTTCGAGAGTTACTATTTCTACTTTGAAAAAGTATCATCAAGAGCTTTTTGAAGATTAGTACATAACATTTCACTTATTTTTGGCTCTAAACTATTCGCTGTAGTTTGGAGCTGTTTTTTTATTTGCTTTCTTATATATCTTTTATATTTTCTTGATTTTTGTTTCATGTGTCTCCTTTCTTTGTCTTGATTTTCTCCTAATAAAAAGATATAATTTTATAAAATATTTTTAGAAAGGAAAAATATCATGAAACTAGAACTAATATTGAGTATTGTTGGTGTTATAACAGGTTCATTAGCTTTAGCTATTGATTTCTTTAATTACAAATTTTATTTGCCAAAATTAATTATTAAGCCATTAAGAAATTCTTATACAGTAAATTCTAAAGATATTCCAAATCTTGCATTTAACACTACTAAAATAGCGGTTATCTCAGTTAAAATCAGTAATTCTTCTGCTCATCCCATAACTATCGATGAAGTTTATGTAGATAGTTCACCCAAAAATAAGCATTACAATGATTTAAAATTTAAAGTTCCTCAAATAATGATTAGTGAAGAAGAAAATTCTAAAACCTTTACCTCTCTATCTCCTGAAAATATTGCTACTATTCCATTAAGAATTGAACCTTTTGATTCTCAATATGTTAGTTTTCGTCTTCCTTTTTTTAATAATACTAATCCTTCTTTTAAACTTGTTTTAGTAACTCCAAGAAAGAATTATTCTGTGAAGGTAAAGTTATTAGAATACCATGAACTAATTCTGTCTTCTCGTCATAAACATCAAGAAGAATAGTTATTTTTTTGATGTTTTGATTCTCAGTTATAAATTTTTTATTGATAATTTCTATTATTTCTTCCATACTCCTCCTGTTTCTTTTCTAAACTTTAAGTGTAGTTAATTCTCAAAAAAAATTTCTTCAACAGATTTTTTATAATACTTTGCTATTTTTCTTTTAGTTTCATCTCTTGGTATTCTATAGTCATTTTCATAATTAGATAGAGCTGAAATAGTTATTCCAATAGCTTTTGCAACATCTTTTGATTTTTTCCCACCCCTTAATTTTTTTAATTTCTCTCCTATACTCATTAATTTCACCTCCTAACACAACTTTAAGTGTAGTTAATTCTCAAAAAAATAAAATATTTTTTCTACACATCAAGTGTATCATAACTCAAAAATTTTGTCAACACCTTTTGTGTAAAAATATTCTTGACTTTTTACACGTATTGTATATAATAATGTTAAGAGGTGATTTATATGGCTGAAATCAAAGATAGAATTGTAAGTTTAAGAAATGAAAAAAATATAACGCAAAGTCAATTAGCAGAAGAATTAAACATATCTCCTAGTGCTATAGGGATGTATGAACAAGGTAGAAGAAAACCAAGTTATGAATTATTAGAAGAAATATGTGATTATTTTAATGTTGATATGGACTACTTAATGGGAAGAAGTGATATTAAAAATAGATATCAAGCAGGTTTAAAATATGACTGGGAAGAAGAAAAAGAAGAAAAAGACATCTTCTCTCAATTAACAGCTGAAGAACTAGCAAAATTAGAAAAATTTAAAAATATGTCAACAGTAATGTTTATGAATGAAGGGAACGATATTTCTGAAGAAGATAAAGAAACTCTAGCAACAGCTTATGCAGAAGTATTAATTTCACAAAGGAAGAAGTGATGCGTAATGACTACAAAGTCTATAATAAATGCTGCTCTAAAACTTCATAAAGAATATGGTAATATATATAATTTAATAAAAGATAAAGGGATTATATTAAAATATGTAGATTTAGATAGTAGTATTAGAGGTTTATCAGTTGATAATGTTATTTTTATTAATTCAAGTATTTCAAATTTTGAAAAAGATTTTGTCATAGCTCATGAGATAGGACATTATATATTTCATGATGATTCTATAAGACAATTTAGTAAAATAGAAGCATTTAAAGGATCAAGAGAAGAAACACAAGCAAATTTATTTGCCACTATATTTTTACAAGCTAAATATAAAGACTGTAATAATGATGATGAGATCCAGAAGATTATAAATTATGTTTGGTGTAATTACTTAAATTTTAAATAAAGAAAGGGAGAGAATTAAAATGGCAAGGAAGAACCCATCAGAGAAAATTCAAACTAATATTCTTTGTAAATGTCGGAGAAGATGTGCTTTATGTTTTGGATTAAATAATGATACCAAGATAAAAGAAGGGCAAATAGCTCATATTGATAGGGATAACACCAATAGTGAGGAAAAAAATTTAGTATATTTATGTCTAGATCATCATAATTTATATGATAGTAAATTTAAACAAACAAAAAACTTTACACCATTGGAAGTAAAAACATATAAAAAAGAACTTGAAAATTATATTGAATGTCAAAAAAATGAAAATATTAAATATGTTGATGAAGATTATAATCTATTTTTAGTTTTAAAAAAATATTTTATAGATAGTGGTATTTTAACAAAATTTAAAAACTTTATTTTTTCAACTCCTTATCGTCTTGAAGAATTTGAAATTTCAGAAGGTCTATATGGAAGTGATTTAATTAATGATTATGAAAATCAATATCCAGAAGTAAATTTTAAAGACTCTTATTTGAAAGAACAATTTAATATATTTAAAGAAAATTATTATGCTGCTGAAAGTTTACTTTCTTGTAAATATCAAAATTATAACAATGATGCTAGTCGTATGGTTTATAATATTCATTACACATATGAAGAAAAATTAAATCACATAGAAGAATTTGATAATTATAGAATTAATATTCTAGAAAGTTTTGGAAAAATAATGGATTATTTTAATGAATTTTAAAAAAATAGATAAGATTAAAAATAAACTACATACATTTTAAAAAGAGGTGATTAAATGAGTAAACTATATAAAGTTATAAAACTACTTTCAGATAATTCTTTAATTGTAGATTATGGAAAAAATGATGGAGCTTATGAAGGAGAAGACTTAAGAATTTTTACTCCTGGTGAAGAAGTTGTTTTTCAAGGGACAAACTATGGAACTTTAGATTCAATAAAAGCTGATATAGAAATTGTATCAGTATTTCCAAAATTTTCAGTATGCCAAAAAATAAGTAGAAAAATAGTAAAAAGTTTTAATCTTAGCAATTATCTCACTAGAGAAATTGAAGAAGTTCAAAAGCTAAATATGAACAAAGAAGAAATTTCAAATACTTTTTATAAGGATACAAGTCCTATTAAGTTAGGAGATCTTGTTAAAATTTTAAAATAAAGTATTGCATATTAAAAAAAAATATGATACCATAAATGTACTAAGATTACTTTGCCGCTACCAAGGGTAGACACTAAATATAGTGTTCAGGCTATCGTCCAGTACATTTGAATGTGCTGGATTTTTTCTTTTTTAGGAGGACTTTTATGCCTTATGATAAACCTTTTAAAACCTATGACGAGCAACATCAGAAACTGGTTTCAGATTATAAAATAATATCTATTGATAAGGATTTTGAAATAGAGATACTTAAAACTTTTTCTTATTATAATATTATTAATGGATACAAAGAAATATTTATGAGAAATAATGTTTTTAAAAATGGAACTACATTTTTAGATATAATTGAACTATCTATCCATGAAAAATATTTTCTTACAGTTCTGTTTAAATACAGTACTTATATTGAAGAATTTTTCAAAGTGAAGTTAGCATATTCAGTTAGTAAAAATAATACAGAAGACCATTTAGAATATTTAAAAGCTAAATATTATGCTATCCCTAAAAAGAGACGTGTTAAATTTAAAAGTACTGTTGATAAAATTAAAGAGTCTTTTAATACAAAAGACCAACCAACAAGACATTATATAGATAACCATAATCATATTCCGCCGTGGATTTTATTTAAAAATGTATATTTCAATAATGTTATTGATTTATTTACATTTTTGCCACCATCTATGGAAAAAGAAATTTTAGATGATTATAGCTTATTTGCTAATCTTAATGTAGTACCAGATTTGAAATCTAAAAATTTCAAAAAAATGTTAACTATAGTTAGAAAATTTAGAAATAAAATTGCTCATAACGCAAAAGTTTTTAATTATAGAGTAGACTCAAAAGATGAAATTGTCCACCATGAAATACAAGGAATTCTTCCAGCTTATTTTTTGAGCTTTAAAGACATAAAAAATGGGATTGGTCGAACAGATTTATTTGCAATGATATTTTCTATCATAGTGTTATTAGATAACAAATTTTTAAGAAATTTATTTTTACAAGAATTAAAAATTGCTATTACCAATATAAAGCAGATTAAATATGGAGATACTTATTTAAGATTAGCGAATTTCCCTTTGGATATTGAGGACAGAATAGATTCCATGATTAATCTTTTTAAAATAAATTAATAAAAAAAGCCTCTCAGTTGTTGGTGGCAACTAAAAGGCTTCAAGAGTGTGGTACTCTTCTATATCATCTGTTTAGATTATATCACACTCAACTTTATTATGCAAATGAAAGGAGTGTGATTTTATGGCTGGAAGAAAATCAAATGGTGAAGGAACTATCTCTGTTGTTACAAGAAATGGTAAACCTTACTATAAAGCTAATGTTACTGTTGGATGGGATAGTGAGGGTAAACAGATTAGAAAAAGTTTTGGAAGCTATAAAAAATCAGTTGTATTAGATAAAATGAATACTGCTAAATACCAGGCTAAGACTAACAGTTTATCCAATTCTGACATAAAGTTTGGAAAGTTATTTGAACACTGGATCAACAATTTCAAAAAAATAGAAGTATCTTCTAACACATTTACAGTTTATGAAACTACATATAATTTAAGATTAAAAGATTATTCTATTGCACAAAAAAGGGCTAATCAAATAACATTAAAGGACTTACAACAATATTTCAATGAGCTACAAGAAAAGTTCTCATCTACTACTATAAGAAGAACTTATGTACATATCCACTCATGCATAAAATTTGCAATTATTGAAGGGATAATAATGAAAGATTATTGCCTAGCTGTAACATTACAAAAAATTGAAAAAAGAAAAAAGATTAATGTTTTTTCTAAAGAAGAACAAGATTTAATTTTAAAAACTTTAGATAAAAGAAATATAGTAGACTGCATTATATATTTTACATTTTTTACAGGTTTGAGACTTGGAGAAGTATTAGGTCTACAATGGAATGATATTAATGAGAATATGTTGACAGTTAAAAGACAGTATAGAAGAGTTCCAAATGAGGATAAAGAAAGTGGAAGAAAATTAAAATATATTTTTAAGGATTTAAAAACTAAAAACAGCGAAAGAGAAATTCCATTACCAGATAAAGTTTTAAAGATGTTAGATAACATTCCTCATGATAATGAACTAATATTTTCAGATACTGGGAAACCTATAGAGATAAAAAGACCACAAAGACGGATCACTTATCTTTGTAAAAAATTAAATATTCCTCATAGAAGTTTTCACTCAATAAGACATAGTTATGCTACTAGATTATTTGAGCTAGATGTTCCTATTAAAACTGTTCAAGTATTAATGGGACATGGAGATATATCTACTACAATGGATATTTACACTCATGTTATGAAAGAAAAGAAGTTAGAAGTTCTGGATAAACTAAATAATTTATAACAACAGACAAACAACAGAACTTATATCTATAGTTAAAGTATAATCTATAGTTGAGAGTGTATATTATATTCTCCTGTTGAGTGCACCACACATTATTTATATACTAATTAGTGTTGATTGGAATAAACTCTATCAACACTATTTTTTATATAAAAAATAGAGACAATAAAAATAATTTTATCATCTCTACCTAATTTCTTTTAATTATAAAAATTTAACTAATTCTTCATTACTTCTACGAATAGTATGTAATTTAGATGGTCTATCATCTTCTCTATGATATCCTAAACTAAGAACTGCAACAACTTTAACATTTTCAGGAATATCTAAATTCTTTTTTACAAGTTCAGGTGTTATACGCCCTATCCAACAAGCACCTAAACCAAGTTCTTCTGCCATTAACATCATATGTGTAATAACAATTGAGACATCTATATCTCCACTTTCTCTATCTCCATCTAAGTCATTTCTCCATACTTCGTCTACATTATAACCACAAACTAAATAGCAAGGAGCTTTATAATTATATGCAAAATCTTTCATTAATTTTTCTTTTGCTTCTTCACTTTTTACAACATATATTCTTTGTGGTTGATTATTATGAGAAGTTGGAGCAACTCTTCCAGCCTCTAAAATTTTATTTAAATCTTCCTCTTTAATATTTTCTTCTGAATATCTTCTACAAGTGTATCTATCACTCATAAGTTTTAATAATTCCATAATTTTCCTCCTAACTATTTTAAAATTTGATATGTCTATACATTATAGTATATTTTTCAAATTTATTCTATAGTTTCTTTTATTTCTTTAACAGATTCAAAAACAAAATCAGGTACGAAAATTGTTTCTTCTAACATTTTTTTATCTGTTTCACCACTCATAACTAAGATAGAAGTCAATCCATTATCTATTCCTGTCCTAATATCTGTATATAATCTATCTCCAACCATTGCAAGTTCAGATTTCTTTAAATCATATTTTTCTATAATTGCATCTATTATATGTCTATTAGGTTTTCCTATAACTATTGGTTCTTTACCAGTTGATGCTTTAATAAACGCCATCATTGCTCCAGCATCAGGCATAAATTTTCCGTTTTCTAAAGGGCAATTAAAATCAGGGTGAGTTGCTATATATTCAACTCCATTTGCTATATATTCACAAGCTATCCATAATTTTTCATAAGTTAGAGTAGTATCAAAACCTAAAACAACAAAGTCTACATCTTTATTTCTTTCTTTTACTAATTCAAAACCAGCCTTTTCAAACTCATCTTCTAAGTCTTTAGTTCCCAATAGAAATACTTTTGCTCCTTTTTTCTTTTTAGATAAATATATAGTAGTTGCTTCACCTGAGCTAAAAACATCTTCTCTATGAGCTTCTATTCCTAAATTATTTAATTTTTCAACATACTTATCTTTATTTTTTGATGAATTATTTGTTAAAAATATATATCTTATATTTTTTTCTTTTAATTTTTCTAAAAATTCTTTTGCTCCATCTATTAATTCATTTCCTAAATAAATAGTTCCATCCATATCTAGCAAATAACATTTTATATCTTTTAAATCTTTCATATATCCTCCATTATATAAAAAGACTATTGCAATTAACAAAAAGTAAAAAATTGTTCGTTACTGAGTAGATTTCTTAACGATGAAAAATCAAGAATTCGCTGTAAATTCGACCAACTTGCTGACAAGTCAGCTTCAAACACGTCGAGATTTACTCGGCTCATTCTATTTGATTTTTCATCTAAAATCTACATTCGTAACTCACTTATTTTTAACTTTTAGACTAAGTTTTTAGTTTGCAATAGCCCCTTCTTATTTTTATTTTAAAAATAGATTTGGTATAAATAATGCTATAGATTCTGAGTATGTTACTACAAATAGAACAACTAAAAGT